ATCTTCCTCCTTATGCTAATTCCAGTTTTGTATCAACTTTTATTCCTGGGTTTTTAACAAATCCACGATAATCCATGACTGCGATTCCCCAATCGAGATAAATATCCCAGATAAATCCAAGCTGTCCCGGTGCTTCCATACGTCGGATGTTTGGAATTTCCTGACCGTTTAAGTAATCGATTTCGATTCCGTCAGTATCTGAAGGATTTCCCGTCATAAACCATGGCATTGTTTTTCCAAGGCCGCCACAAAGTGCATTGATCGTCGGATCTTCGATGACCTTGATCTGATTACGATACTGATACAGTGGATTGACCGCCTGTGTGTTATCTTCTGTGTTGATTGTTGGAGATTCAAACAGTGTATAGATATCGAATGCCATTCCTGATGGAAGTACGAGCGCTCCTGGGTTAATAACGCACTCCTGTCCGAACTCATCTTTCTGATTTGTAAGTGCCATGATCATTGTCTGCACAGCTGCCTGCGTGGCTCCAGTTCCGGTTTTTACCAGGTTCTTATGTTCTTTGCCAAATAATGCAAAACCATCATAAACAGTTGAATTGTTCAATAAAATTTCAAAGACCTGCTTATTCTGTGTCTTTCTTGCTGCAGCAGCATATCTTGCTGGAATGGATGTTACGAGACTAATATCGTCATCGATAAATGCTTTTCTTGAAAGTGTGAACTGACGACCATACGTTCTCAACTGGCGAGTTGGCAGTTTCGCATCCGAGAATACGTCGTGCTTTAATTCACCATTTTCAGGAACCTCATAGAAGCTTCCAACCGGTCCAGCAAGGTAATAATTATCATGCTTCTTAAAATCTGATAAGCTTCCCTTCTTAACGAACTGATCAAATGTGACCGGCGCATTTTTGTGTCCTTCTTTGTATGACTTTTCAATCGTCTGATCAAGAATGGATGGGAATGCTGATTCTGGGTTATAGAATCCTCTCTGAAGCATACGATAAATTTCATCTGCCCCTTTTCTATATAAAGATGTTGCATTCTGACCATCTTTCTGCAGACATTCAATTGCCAGTTCTTTCATGGACATTCCACGCAGCTCATTTGCTCCTTCTTCTGTATTTTCCAGAGTCATTCCTGATCTAAGCATCAACGCATCGGACGCTGCTCGTCTAAACTTATCACCTTCATCGTCTGTGACTGTTGCGTTTGCTGTTAATGGTGAGCTGTTTCTTCTTAAATCTTCTAAGATGGCAGCTCTTACCTGATCTTCTGTAGCTCCGTTCTGGATATACTGCGTCGGATCAACTTCAAAGTCTCGACACATTGCAGAGATGTTTGAGATTCTTGTTCTCTCCTGAGCGATCGCGCGCTGGGTGTCTCCCTCGCCTTCATCGCCACCATCACCGTTTCCAGTCTGTGTCTGAGTTTCCCCTTCTCTCGCATGGGCTGCGTTGTTGGACTGAGTACGCTGCGTATCAATCTGCTGTTGAAGCTCATCGAAACGTCTTGTCTCTTCTTCCGACATTGCCCTACCCTGTGTTCTTGCGTTATTAATGAGCATCCGCTGCTCATTAATCATTTCTTCAAGTGTCATTTTCTTACCTCCATGTTCATGATGTTTTTATTTATCTGAAGCTGTCTTTCGTATAATTCCAGCAGGCCTCTTTTTTCTGTAACTTCTTCTGTCGATCTTCCAACTCCGACTGTAGCATCCGCAGGCACTGACACGATGCTGATCTCTGTCGGTGTCCATTTTCGTGCAATACTGCATGGCCCAGTAAAACGCCCGTCAGCCGATTCTTTGCCAGGATTCACTTCCTCCCATGAATCAACCATGTATCCGACCGATACACCTTTTAAAGTTCCAGATTTAACCTTCTGATAAATAACGTCAGAAGCTTCGTCGTTATCAAAGACGACCTCGGCCTTCCCTCGATTGTCTTCGATCCACGCTTTTTGAATTTTGCCAACGACCTTATCCCTGTTGTGGTTAAATAACAGGCAGCCGATTGAATTAAGTCTTTCTAAATCTACACAGCCTTCTGCATGATCTAGAATCTCTGGACCGAACCATCTTGTATATGGTTCTTCGGACGAGAAGCTAAGTTCAAATGTTCGTTCGTTTCCTTCTCCTCCGATTGCCCTGATTGAGCAGTCCATTGCTTCTCGGTAGCCCTTATTCTTATTCTTCTCCTTCGTCGTCTGGCTTCTCGATAGGTTTCTTTTCATTAGTTTTTGAGCCTTCTTCTTTGCTCTCCACCTTTTCGTCAAAGATAACACCTCCTAAATCAATTCCTTTTTTCTTTCCATAAGCGATTACCTCGGCAATATCATCAATCTGTTGCCGCCAGTCTTTTCCGGCTTCCGCCGCAATTTCTTTAAATGTTTTCTGACCAGTGTTCATCGCTGTCTTTGTTGCGTTGCTTTCTTTCTGTGGATCAATCCATTTTTTTGGAGCTTTGATCCATGTATGATCGAGATAATTTTCTTTCTTATCCCAAAAGTCTTTGATCTGAATTTGACCTGATAAGACGCAGGAAATGACAAATGATTCATAGATTTCATCCATCACATCCATGATCGCATCTACCTCTTCCTGATAGGTCATTTCATCTTCGATCGCTCCCTGACGTGCTGATGCATAGTTTGTTTCACTCATATCACGCGACGTGGCTTCATATGAAAGTCCCTGTCCAGCTCCGATCATTCTCTGCTGCAGCTTTGTAAATGCTGTCGCATCGGTTGCTTGTCCTGTTGGATTCACCACTTGAACGTCGTCTCCTGCATTCAGTTCTTTGATCATTCCGGGAGTTAGCGTCTTTCCATCATAGTCGTGTTTCGCCGAATTATCCGAGTTTGTTCCTCGCCCAATTCCAACAGGTGGGAGTGTCTTCTTGATAAATACAGAAAGACAAGCGGCGATTCTTTCCTTCACGGATACAGCTGTCATAAATTCGTTTGTATCCCTGATCCTTGGAATCGTTGGACTCATGTCTGACATTTCCCTGACCTGTGACGGGCGATTCTTTGTGTAATAAAAGATCACATCTTTGGCCGGAACGAATCGCGGAGCTGAAAGAGTAAATCCATCAATGTCATATTGTCTGATCCAGTAACCGATTGGCCGGTTATATTTGTTGTATTCAATGCCGCCGATCACTCGATTTCCATTTTTCTGCGTTCCTGTGTGCATATTATCCAGTTCATCTACCTCGATCATCTGAAGTTTGAACGGGATCATTCCATCGTTCGTGTATACCTTTACGAACAATATTCCTCCGTCTACTTTCTTTCTAGTGACGGCCATTCTCATAATCTGCATGAAGTTCTGTGTTCCAGTGACATCGCAGTTTCTTGCTTTGCACCATTTTTTCCAGAGTCTTTCAAGTTCTTTATTGATTCTTGAATTTTTTCCATTCACCTGAAGTTGGAAACCGGCACCGATCACATTTCTTCTATATGACCTGAGAACAGAATTCATAATATCTGAATTTCGTTCGAGATCTCGAGCGCGAGCTCTCACAACATCTCGGTACGCTTGATCTGTTGCTTCTGCAGATCGATTTGTCACTGCCCATCCGGCATTTAATCGGCTATAGTTTCCAGCATCATAATTTCTTATTTCATCCAGATTGCTTCTCCATGCAGCTCTTTTTGCTCCCCATTCTGGAGATATAAATGAAATCGCTTTATCTAACCAGTTCATTTCTTACCTCCCGTCAAACATCGCGACGTATGTATTGTCGAGAATCGAGCTCTCGCCTTCGGCACTCACTTCTGCCTGGAGTTCTTTTTTTAATGTTCGAAGCATCGACAAATCAGCTCTTGTCAGCTTCCTGCTACCAATCTGATAAGACTGACCGCCGACCAGCACGTTTGTGATTGCTTCATTTACTTGCTGCAGCATCTCTGCTGCCGTTATTCCTTCGGCCATACATATTCCTCCTTATAACCAGTTTTCATTTGCTCCAATCCAGTTTTCTTCTGGCGTTTCTCGCACCTCTTCCACCGGAGCTGGTTCCTCTTCCTGCAAGTGCAACGTTCTAACACCCAGAATATCCGCTGCGGCCATTTCATAAACAGAACAGTCGAGATAATGATTGTCACTATGGCTATGCTTTGGCACCCATCTCTGAATCATTCGTGATCCAGATTTGATATTAACCTTATGCTCTGCAGTGACCTGCTCTGCATATTCGCGATCACATCCCTGATAAACCATCCATGCACCTTTTCCATTCTCTTTTTTCATTCGAGAGGCGATCATATCTTTGTATTTATCAGTATCCACAATGACCAGATTCATTCCGTGCGCCTTGCTTGTCGCTCGGTTGATTGTCGATAATTTAAAATGTGACATCATCGGATTCGATGATCCTTTTACTGGCATCGCCCAGTCTGAGTTGGACGCGCAGAAATCATACGCTGAATCTGTATCATATCCAGAATCGACTAAGCAAAGGCTGACCACAATAGCTTCTCCATCTTCTGTTCGATATGCCAGATTCATGATATTTTCAACTTCCTGGAAGGATAGCGCCTGACCATGAGCAATATTCTGACTCGTTATATATGGTCCCCAGGCTCTGATGCTCCAGTACAAACAGCTTTGCTGCACATCGACTCCGCCGGTGATGAAGCTTGCCCAACTTGGCACAATCAGCTCTTTTAGATCTGTCTGCCGCTCCATGACCATGTCGGCCGATGTCTTCAGCTTGGTGTCTTCCCATGGTTCTGCCAGCCATGAGTTGACAAAGTTCTGGAGAAGTTCCGGAGAGTCTTTGCTATCCAAAAACTCTTTCACGATTTCTGAAAAGCGAACAAATGGTGAATATAACGTATTGATCCAGAATGCCACTTTTTTAGAGTTTTTTGCACTCCTGCGGACCTCTCTCCACTCTCCATAGCGAATCATCCGGTCTCTGTCCTGATCTGTGATCTTACATCCACATTCCTGGCAAACATACACGGCCATATCCGCACGT